GTAGGAGGTGCTGCTATAGCAGGCTTAATTACTTTAGCTCGTACTGGTGATTTAGGTCAAGCTGCTGTTTCAGCAGGTACATCTTATTTATTTGCAGTAAATCCTGTTTTAGGTACACTAGCTATGGCAGCTCAATTTGTAATGGGAACACAAGAACCTAAAAATTATGCAAGCTACACTAGTGTAAACTTAGATGATATGTCTACACAAAGCTTTAGTCAAGGTGATGTAGACCCAAGTAAAGCAAGTCCTGAAAATACAGCTTTTACTAGACAAGTTGTAGATAATATTATGCCTTTGTTAGTGCCTATTACAGAAGCTTATGATGTAAAACAGTGGTTGGGAGATGTAGAAATACAATATGGTAATAGGGATGGTTTATTTTTAACTATAGTTAACAAAGATATTACTGGATTTACTAATAGAGCAGATTTTAATGAAGAAGAAGGCGATTTAGGTAGTAATGATGTATATCAAAAACGATTTAATACTTTTGAAGAGTTGCAAGAACATTTTTTAGAAATAATGACTTTTGCGGCAGAACATATGCGAGATGAAAATGGCGTTGTTGATTTAGGAAATATTTTAGGAGCAAGAACAATATATCATAGCAATAAATTTAGAGATTACGTTGAAGAAAATGATATTCAGCTTTCAAACTACGCTGGTTCAGGTATGGGTATTGTAGATTTTGCAGCTATGGACACAGTGCAAGATACGTATTCGCAAAATACTAAGCAAGGTGGGAAAATTTCTCTTGACAAGGGTGGAAATGTACAGTATAATAAAGGTAATTATGGACTTGTCAACAAAAAAGGCAAAGCTCCGCCATTTGCAAGGGCAGATGATGTTCCTATGAGTTTAAAAGAGGGAGATTACGTACTCTCTCAGCCTGCTGTAGCCCTTTATGGTGAAGACACTATAAATCGCATGCTCTCAAGAGCTGCTACGAAAGCAGGCAAAAATTTAAAAGCTGGAGGTAAAGTTCCAGTTAATGTACACAATGGTGAATACATTATACCAAAGAATTTAACAGAATATATAGGTCCTAATGTTCTCGAAACGATGAACAACAAGGGTCTTATGTCAGTTGGTGAAAGACCCAACACTTAGTTGACAGCTACTTGCAAAAGCAACCCTGTCTCTTTAATAACTGAATGGGCTACCTTTACGGAGAAAGTAAAGCCCCCAATGAGGTAAAAATGAACGAAGAAACACTAGAAAAGGAAGAAGAAAATTTAGAACCAGCTCCATATCAAGGGGCTTACAGAAACAAGCTAGACGATCCTGAACCTGAACCGAACCCTGCTGAAGAAGAAATTCCAGAAGCAGCTACTTCCAAGGAAGAATCAGAAAGCTTTGTAGAGCAGACTACCAAATCAGAACAACCTGAACATGACTACAAAAAAAGGTACGATGATTTAAAAAAGCATTATGATGCTAAAATCGAAGAGCACAAATCGAAAGAAGAAGAGCTCCTAGACTTGGCAAAACAAGCATCAGGAGGCGGTGCTAATTATACACCACCTAAAACGCCTGAAGAATTAACACAATTCAAAGAGCAATATCCAGATGTTTATAATGTTATTGAGACTGTGGCTCATTCTCAAGCTGAGAATAAAACCAAAGCTCTGCAAGATGAAATTAAGGACTTACAAGGAGACCGACAACGCCTAACTAAAGAAAAGGCAGAACAGGAACTTCTTAGACTACATCCTGATTTTATGCAGATTAAAGCAGATAAAGAGTTTGGTATTTGGCTAGAAGAACAACCACCTTCTATAGCAGATGGAGTTACTAAAAATAACACAGACGCTAAATGGGCTGCTAGAGTTTTAGATTTATATAAAGCCGATAAAGGTATTTCTCGTACATCAAAAAAGCAAGCCACTAATACTGCTGCTGACTTTGTTCCTACTAAAAAGAAGTCGGAACCAGCCAAAGGCAAGAAAGAGTGGAGTGCTGAGGAAATCAGACGGATGAAACCTCACGAATTTGAAAAGTACGAAAAGGAAATCGACTTAGCAAGAAGAGAGGGTAGAATCCGTTAATTTATTAACTTTAACTATAAGGGGATTCAATTATGGCTATCTCAACTGCCGCAGGATATACCAACCTGCCTTCAGGTAATTTCTTACCTGAAATCTATAGTCAAAAAGTTCTTAAATTTTTCCGAAAGGCTTCAGTTGTTGAGGATATTTCCAACACTGACTACTTCGGAGAAATAGAAAATTTTGGCGACACTGTTAGAATCATAAAAGAACCCACTATCACAGTTTCTGCGTATACTAGAGGTTCCTCTGTAAATACTCAAGACTTAGCTGACGATGAAATTCAATTAACAGTCGACAAAGCTAATGCATTTGCTTTTAAAGTAGATGATATTGAGGAAAGACAAGGACACATCAACTTTGAAACTCTAGCTACATCTTCAGGTGCTTATGCACTTAAAGACAGCTACGATAGTGAAGTTCTATCTAACATTCAATCACAAGTCACATCAGGCAATACGTATGGTGCTGACCACGCAACAAACTCAATCGACACTGGTTTCGACACCGATGAAGTTGATCCTGTAAACGTACTTGCTCGTCTAGGCAGACTTTTAGACGATGGGAACGTTCCTACAGACAACAGATGGGCAGTAGCTGCTCCAAGATTCTTTGAAGAGCTACAGCAAACCAGTTCTAAACTACTTGACGCTAACTTCTTAAATGAAGGTAGTTCACAGGTTAGAAATGGTTTAGTTGTTCCACAACTAGTAAATGGCTTTAGACTTTATAAGTCTAATAATATGCCTTCTGCTAGTACTTCTGATGTACATGTTGTTCTAGCTGGACACCAAGGCGGTGTTGCAACAGCTTCACAAATTGCAAAAACAGAAGTAGTGAGAGACACAGACTCTTTTGCTGATATTGTTCGTGGTCTTCATGTTTATGGTAGGAAAGTTCTTAGAACTGAATCCATAGCTCAAGCCTACGTTAAATTAGATTAAGGGGGAAGATAAATGGCTACATTAACACAAACTGGTGCTGGAACTGGACAAGGGCACGCCTCATCTGGAGGAGTACCTAAAGTTTATGCACAATCAACTGTTATCGATGGCACATCTACTGCTTTAACTAGTGGCGATGTCTATCAAGCAATTAACGTACCAGCTAACTCTCTTGTACTAAGTGCAGGGATCGATGTGATCACTGCAGGTACTGGAACTGGTACTTTGGCATTAGGCGATGGCACAGTAACTTACGTTGCTGCTGCTACTCAATCTGCAGGTCAAATGACTTCAGGTGATGCTCTTGCTGAACTCGCTGTTACTTATGCTGCAGCAGATACACTAGATGTAACTGTTGCTACTGCTAATGTTAACTCTAAGGTCCGAGTATGGGCTGTCTTAGTTGACATTGACGGAATAGGTGATACTGAGTCTGGCGACACATATGCTTAAATAATGTCTTTGGTGGGGGGTATTAATTACCCCCTGCCTTTTACACAAGGAAAAATTATGAAGAATTTATTTTTAGTTTTTATAGTTTCTGTTTTTCTAGTAGGATGTGGTAGTTCAAGAATTATGTTGAACGCTGATATCCCAGAATCACAAGCTATAACAATAGAAATTTCTACTCAAGATAATGAAGCAGTAGAATAGTGATTAAAACAGTAGGAATAGAACTACTCAAAATAAGCCTATGTATTTTCATGGTGCTTTTTTTGTATTTAGGGATAGCTTCTTTTAAGCTACAGGAATACACAGTTTTTTTAAGCCTACTACCTATTAATGTTGCGATAGGGTGGTTTATATACCATAGATTAAAACATGGCTGAGTCAACTTTTATCTCAGCAGCAGCAACACCAGGAAATACAAGCAGGACAGATGTATATACTTGTCCTAGCAATTTTAAAGGGATTGTAAGATTTATAAACGTAGGCAATGTAGACGCATCAGGAAAAACAGCGATGCTAGAATGGTACGACTCTTCAGCTACTACCTATTACCCTATCACAGGTTCTAAGTCTATAGACGGAGAAGGGTATATAAGTCTAACAAATATGTTTCTAATATTAGAAGCAGGTGACAAAGTAACAGTCACAGCAGGAACAGCAAGCACAGTAACAGCAATAGCAGGTGTAGAGCTGATATACAATCCTCTAACAACATAGGCAAAACATGGCTACATTTCTTACACTAGTAAATAACGTATTAACAGAATTAAATGAACCTACATTGGCTACCTCTGCAGATTTAAGTTCTGCAGCAGCTACAGTAGGAATACAGACATCAGTAAAAGAAAATGTAAATAAATCTATAAGAGATATAGCCACTTCAGAAGTAGAGTGGTCTTATCTATACGCTTCAGGCACACAGGCTTTAACTGCTGGTATACAAGAGTATACAGTTACTACAGCAGCTTCTACAATAGATTGGGATAGTTTTGTTTTAGTGCCTACAGAATTAACAACCAATGGTGAGTTTACAAGTAACATAACTAATTGGACTGCATCTAATTCAGGTACTGGAAGTGCTACGTACTCTTCAGGTGCATTATCTCTAGCAGCAGGCTCTGGTACTAGTGCTGTATACCAAGAGCTTTCTTTAACTAGGGGTAGAACATATATGGTTTCATTTGCCATGAAAAA